CTCGGGCGATACGGCGGCAACCATCAACACGACCGCCTTGCCCGGCCATGTCATGCAGACCTACGTAGACGGTCGGAATATTAACTGGGCGGACACGCTCGTTGCGTCTGCTGCCGCGCCAACCGTCACTAGCCGCGCCTCGCGTATCGAAAACATCCCCGACGATGACATTGAGCTGTATCTCTATTTGTGGTCGTTCAATGGTTCGACGGCTCCGGCCAGTACGACCACTTGGACGGTCGGCTTCGTGGCGGTTGAGGACAACTGCAACGTCCCGACCTACCTTGCGGGTGTGCGTCCGCTTGGTACGCAGGCGGCGCTCCCTGTCGTGCAGGCTACCGCTGGCCCGACGCAGCCTGTATCCGGCACGGTTACGGCAACTGTCGCCAACGCCACAATTGCGGCAAGCACGGCGGTTATCGGTGATGTGGGCCATCAATACCGCACCAACGCGACGGGCGCGGCCTCTCGCACACACATCGTATCTGCGGCATCGACCAACGCCACGCAGGTGAAATCTGCGGGCGCGGGCCGCGTCCTCGGTTGGTATTTTGCGAACAACAACGCGGCTTGGCGCTACGTCAAGCTGCACAACCAGACCGCGCTGCCGACGGCTGGCACGGGCGTGGTGCAGACCATCGGGGTGCCGCCGAACGGCGTTGCGCGGCACTCCCTCGAGGGCGGCATCGCCTTCACGACTGGCATCGCGCTGACGATTGTGACGGGCGTTGCGGATGCGGACGCGACGGCAGTCGGCGCGAACGAGGTAGCGGGCGAAATCTTCTGGGCGTAACGCATGAAGATCCGGCTGACACAAGACGTTGTGGTGAACGGAGTGCCGCTCCAGGCAAACGAGTCGGCCATCGTGGACGATGCTGACGGCGCGGCGCTGATTGCGCTTGGTGTAGCGGTTGCATTGACGGAGGACGAGCGCGGCGGCTTCGCCGTGCCGATGCAGACGGGGGCCGAATGAGCCTTCTGCTGTTATTCAACCAGAGCGCCTCAAGCGGCGGCACGGGTTCGCTTGCGGTCACGCTCGACGCGGCCACGCTGTCGGCCGAGGGCCGCCTCGCCATCGCGGGCAGCCTATCGAGCACGCTCGACGGGTTAACGCTCGCGGCGTCCGGCGTCCTCGGAAGCACCATCACCGGATCGCTCAACGCGACGCTGGACGCGGCGACCCTGACCGCGACCGGGCGCGTCGAAATCCGCGGCACGCTGACCTCGACGCTCGACGCGTTGACGATGACCGCGTCTGGCGGGTTGTCGGGCGGCATCACCGGCGCGCTGACAGCGACCTTGGCGCCGCTGTCGATGACCGCGTCGGGCGGCCTCGCCATTCGCGGCACGCTCAACGCAACGCTCGCGCCGTTGACGGCCAACGCGACCGGGCAAACGGAAATCCGCGGGAACCTAAACCAGACGCTCGCGGCGCTAACGCTGGCCGCGTCTGGGCGGCTACCGGTGACGGGTGCGGCCAATGTAACCCTCGACGCGCTGAGCGTTTCTGCGACCGGCAGCATCGCGATCCGCGGCACGCTCAACGCAACGCTCGACGCGTTGACGATAAACGCCACCGGCGCGACGGTGCCCTATGAGCCGCCGGTCTACCGAATCGCGCGGGTTCGTGGGACGGTGTCTGCGGTGACGGTTCACGGACGAGGCAAAAAGGAAACGGTGCATTAATGATTATCCTCGACCCGGCCGACACCGCGAACGCTTCGATCGAATGGTCCGATCTCGGGAACGCGACGATCGTGTCCGTGGCATACACGCCGATCGCCGGCGTGACGCTAACGCCGCAGGGTGTGACGGGCACCGGATCGGGCACGGTGTCCACGGTGCGCGTGTCGGGGATGGTCCACGGCCGGACATACCAGATTGAAGCGACGGCCACGCTATCGACCGGCGAAACGCTCAATCGGAATATCGCAATCATGGCGTTTAACGGTTAAAGATGCCCGCCGCCGCACCGCGTCCATGTCGGGAACCGATGTGCCGGGCGTTGGTCGTCGGCCAGGTCGGCTATTGCGCCGAACACATCCGGGACACACAACGCCGGTTCGACGCCACGCGTGGGAACGCAACCGCGCGCGGCTACGATCACGCCTGGCGCACACGCATACGCCCGGCCGCATTGGCGCGGGAACCGTTGTGCCGGTTGTGCGAATCGAACGAACGAACGACCGTCGCGACCGAAGTCGATCACATTGACGGCAACGCGCGGAATAACGACCCGTCGAACCTGCGCGCATTGTGCAAGCCCTGCCACTCGGCCCGGACGGCGAGGGAGCAGGCATGGGGGAGGGGGTCGACGCGCGGCGGCCCAGGTGGGGGGGTGTGAAAACCTCCCACTCGGCGCCCACGACCGACTGTTGGGGTGAAATTTCACACCGTCGAAATGGGAAAACGGGTTTCTAATGGCGGGACGACCGACACGACCGACGCACCTCAAAGCGATCAGCGGGACCGAACGGCCGGACCGTGAGACGCCGGTGGGCGTTGTATTGCCGACCCTAGACGCCGTCCCGGCGCCGGTGGATTGGCTCCCGAACGCCCACGCATCGAACGAATGGCGGCGCCTCGCGCCGATCCTGGTCGCCAGCAAGTTGCTCACCGAGGCCGACCTGTCGGCGTTCGGGCACCTGTGCGCCCTGCATGGAAAGATGGTGCAACTATGGACCGCCGGCGAATCGCCGACCGGGCACATGGTCGCGCAGTACAACGCGCTCGCGTCCGCGTTCGGCCTGTCGCCGGCGTGGCGCGGAAAGGTGAAACCGGTTGCAGACAAGGAAAAAGGAAACGCGTTCGGCCAATTCAAACGGCCGGCGACAGTCGAGTCCTGACTATGTCGCGATAGCCGTCGCATACGCGGACGAGGCGGCGTCTGACGCCTCCGGGCGCATGGTCGGGAAATGGGTTCGGCTCGCGGCCCGTCGGTTCCTACGCGACCTAAAACGCGCGCAGGCGAAACGCCGGCCGCCGTTCGTGTGGTCGCCGGAACAGGCCAACGCGGCCTGCCGGTTTATCGAAATGCTCCCTCATGTCGAGGGCGTGTGGGAAACGCCGACCATTCGGCTAGAGCCGGCGCAGGTGTTCTTCATCGTTAACCTGTTCGGGTTCCGCAACCCGGACGGGTCGCGGCGGTTTACGACGGCATTGTTCGCGGTGGCGCGGAAGAATGCGAAGTCCGCGCTCGCGTCGGCGGTCCTGCTCTATGTGTTCTGCACGGAACCCGAGATCGGGCCGCAGGTTCTGTCGGCCGCGACGACCGGCGACCAGGCGCGGATCGTGTGGGGCGTTGCGAAGCGCATGGTCGAAAAGACGCCCGACCTGCGCGACGCGTTTACGCTCGAACCGTTCGCGAACGCGATCGCGCGGTATGAGGTCGGCGGGACATTCCGGCCGATCAACGCGAAGGCGTCGACGCAGGACGGGTTGAACCCGTCCGCGTTGTGTTTCGACGAACTGCACGCGCACAAGACGCGCGACCTGTTCGATGTCCTGCGGTCCGCCGCCGGCGCGCGCAAGTCGCCGCTGTTCCTCTACACGACGACGGAGGGATACGAGAATCCGGGACCGTGGTCCGAGGTGCGGAAGTTCGCCTGGCAGGTGCTGGAAGGCGTGGTCGATGCGGATCACTTTCTCGCGTTGTATTACGCGGTCGACGATGCCGACGACGATTTCGACGAACGGGTATGGATCAAGGCCAACCCGTTGCTCGGCGTGTCCGTGTCGCTGTCAAAACTGCGCGAATACGCCGCCGAGGCGAAAGCGCAGCCCGGCGCGCTCGCCGAGTTCCGCATCAAGCGGCTGAACCGGCCGGCCGCGGCTGCCGAGGCATGGGTTGATCTGCGCCGGTGGAAACGGTGCAGCGGCGATGTGCCGCTCGCCGAATTGGAGGGCGCGAAATGCTGGGGCGCGCTGGACCTCGCGTCTACGCGTGACATGACCGCATTCCGCCTGCTATGGCTCCGCGGCGACGAATGGTTCACATGGGGGCGCTATTGGGTGCCGTCGTCCGCGGTCGCGCAACGCACCTCCCGCGGATCGGTTCCTTATGCGTCCTGGGTGGCGCAGGGGTTGATCACGCAGACCGAGGGCGATGTGACCGACTACGCGGTCGTGGAACGCGACATCCTCGCGGTCTGCGAACGGTTCCGGCCGATCGAGGTCGCGTTCGATGCGTGGAACTCGTCCGACCTGACGAACCGCCTCGCGGCCGAGGGGGTGCCATTGGTGCAATTCGCGCAGGGGGCGAAGTCGTTCCAGCCCGGATTCACGGCGCTGGAGCGCGCCTATGTGGGCGGCCATTTACGGCACGGCGGCGATCCGGTCCTGACTTGGAACGCCGCGAACCTCGTCCCGCGGCGCGATACCAATATGAACCTGGCGCCTGATAGAAAACGATCGGCCGAAAAGATCGACGGCATGGTGTGCTTGCTGATGGCATTCGCGCGGGCAAGCCTCGCGGTGGAGGAGACGAGCGTGTACGAATCCAATAATTTGCTGGTGATGTGATGGCGTGGCTCGACTTCTTCCGCGGCCGAAAGGCCGTCACGGTGGACGACATCGCGCGCGAAATAGCACGCTCGCGCGCGGGCGCGTCGGGTGCTGTCGTGTCGACCGATTCGTCGATGCGCGTCGCCGCGGTCTATGGCTGCGTGCGCGTGATCGCTGAAACCGTCGGATCGCTCCCGTTGCACATCTACCGGCGAACGGCGAACGGCAAGGAACGCGCGGACACGCATCCGCTCTATCGCCTGCTGCACGACACGCCGAATCCGTGGCAGACCGCGATGGAATTCCGCGAAATGATGCAAGCGCATCTATGCCTGCGCGGCAACGCTTACGCGTTCATCAACTGGATCGGCCCGTCGATGGTGGGCGAATTGATCCCGATTCATCCCGACCGAGTCACGGTGCGGCAGCGGCCGGACATGAGCCTCGCCTATGAGGTGCGGCGGGCGGACGGAACACCGACGACATTCGAGGCCGAGGACATCTTCCACATCCGCGGCCTTTCGTCGGACGGATTCACCGGGCGCTCCGTGTTGGACGACGCGCGCGAAACTATCGGCGTTGCTATATCGACGCAGGAATACGCGGGCCGGTTTTATGCGAACGACGCGACGCCGTCCCTGGCCATCACGCTGCAAGGGAAACTTGGGCCGGATGGGCGAAAGCGATTCGTGGACTCGTGGAACGAAACCTTCGCCGGATCGCGTAACGCGCGGCGGACGGTCGTGCTCGAAGAGGGCGCGAAGGTCGAGCCGATCGCGATGACATTCGACGACGCGCAGTTCCTCGAAACGCGAAAATTCCAGCGGTCGGAGATCGCTGGCATTTTCCGCGTTCCGCCGCATTTGATCGGCGACCTGGAGCGCGCGACATACGGGAACATCGAACACCAGTCGATCGAGTTCGTGACGCATTGCATCCGCCCCTGGCTGGTGCGGTGGGAACAGGCGATCTCGAAGGCGTTGTTCACCGCGCCCGGCCTCTACTACCCGGAGCACGCGGTCGAGGGATTGCTGCGCGGCGACATCAAGTCGCGATATGACGCGTACGCGATCGGCCGCACTAACGGCTGGCTGTCGGCGAACGACATTCGGGCGCTGGAAAACATGAACCCGATTTCGGGCGGCGAGGTGTACCTCACGCCGCTAAACATGACACCGGCGACGGAGCCGGATACTGATCTAAATAATTGAGGGCATGGAAATGATCGAGCGCAAGCAGTTACGGGTCGCAGCCGAAATCAAGGCGACGGCCGAAGGCGTGATCGAGGGCTATGGGTCGGTATTCGGGAATACCGATTCATACGGGGACATCGTCGTCGCGGGCGCGTTCGCCGAAACGCTGAAGGCGGACCGCGCGCCGGCGATGCTGTGGCAACACAACCCGGACGAACCGATCGGCGTATGGACCGAAATCCGCGAGGACAAGCGCGGCCTGATCGTGAAAGGCCAACTCGCGCTCGGCACGCAACGCGGGCGCGAGGCGCTGGAACTGATTCGCATGGGCGCATTGTCCGGCCTGTCGATCGGCTACGCGACTGTGCGTTCGTCCTACGATGAGCAGTCCGGCATTCGGTCGCTGCTCGAACTCGACCTGTGGGAAGTGTCTCCGGTAACCTTCCCGGCGAACGATGCGGCGCGGATCACATCCGCGAAATCCGATTCCATCAAAACGGTGCGCGATTTCGAGCGCGCCCTACGCGACGACCTCGGGTTCTCGCGCAACGCAGCGGCGGCCATCGCGCTGCACGGTTTCAAGGCGACGCAGGGGGAACCTGCCGCCAACTCCGACGGATCGCAGGGGGAACCTGCCGACGCGGAGATTCTAGCAATCATCAACGCGGCACGGTCGGCAATCGCCGGCTGACGCAACACAATTTAGGAGCACGATATTATGTCCGTCGAAATCAAGACCGCCGTCGAAGGCCTCGCGAAGTCCTGGGTAGATTTCCAGGCCGCAGACCGCGACAGCAAGGCCCGCTCGGAATCCGAGCGGCGTGAGATCATGGAGAAGGCGAACAACGCGCTCGCCGCGGCCGACGCTGCGAAGGCGGCCGCCGAGGCCGCCGCGACGAAGATCGGCCGGATGGCAGTCGGCGCCGGTGGCGACATCGACCCGGCGAAGGCCGAGCACAAGAAGGCCTTCGGCGCGTTCATGCGGAAGGGCCACGACGCCGGCCTGCGTGACATCGAGCGGAAGGCGGTCCAGGTCGGCGTGAACGCCGACGGCGGGTTCGCGCTGCCCGAGTCGATCGACGCCACCATCCAGGCGCGCCTTATCGACCTTTCGCCGATCCGCTCCCTGTCCACGGTGGCGACGGTGTCGACCAGCGATTACAAGCGCTTGATCGACATCCGAGGCACCGCGTCCGGGTGGGTCGGTGAAACGGCCGCGCGTACCGCGACCAACACGCCGCAACTCGCCGAGCGCGCCGCGTTCATGGGCGAGATCTACGCGAACCCGCAGGTCACTCAGCAATCGCTGGACGACCTGTTCTTCGATGTCGACGGGTGGCTCGCCGGGTCCGTGTCGACCGAGTTCGCGAAGCAGGAAGGTGTGGCATTCACTACCGGCGACGGTGTGAACAAGCCGAAGGGCTTCCTGAACTACACGACCGCGGCCACCGCGGACGGTGCGCGCGCGGATGCGGTGCTTGAGCACATCCCGACCGGCATCGCCGGCGATTTCGCCGCTTCGAACAAGGGCGATGTCCTGCTCACGACCGTGTACAAGTTGAAGGCGGGCCATCGTGCCGGCGCGGTGTGGATGACCAACAAGGCGCTGCTCGGCGAGATCCGCGCGTTCAAGGAATCCACGACGAACGCGTACATCTGGCAGCCCGGCCTCGTTGCCGGTCAGCCGAGCACGCTGCTCGGGTATCCGGTGTACGAGTCGGAGGATATGCCGGCGAAGGCGGCGAACGCGCTCGCGATCGCGTTCGGCAATTTCCGCGCCGGCTACTGCGTCGTGGATCGCGTCGGCGTGTCGACCCTGCGCGACCCGTTCACCAACAAGCCTTATGTCGGCTTCT